AAATCGAGGTCTCTCTAAGGAACTTTTAGAGACATTGTAATAGGTGCAGTATACACTATGCATAGTCGACAGGAGAAAAATGAACACAAAACACAGTGCAGAGCGTAAAAAGGCAATCTCAGAGGGCATGCAGAAATACTGGGAGGGATTGCGGCAGGAATTGGAGGAGTCCAACCGTGCTCTTGAGGCTATGGGGATGCCAACATATACTTTGCGAGAATATCGTATGGGACTGCCTCCTAAGGGAAACCAGGCAAAACAGAGAAAGCCCAGGAGTAAGGAGCACAAACAAAAGCTGCGGGAAAAGGCTCTTGCTCTGAACTATGCAGAGCGACTGAAACCCTACCATACCCCAGCCGTGCAGCTGTCTTCTGAGGAAAGGCAGAAAAAGAAACAGCTTATGAAATTGAAGCGACAAGAGGCAGCGAGCAAGAGACGTGCTGCAGAGCGAATGGCAAGACAGGCTATGGTGGGTGCTTTGGGAGCAGATATTCAGCTGGCTTTGAAGAATGTGCTAGGATCTCTGAATGTGCATGACAAGAGTAATCTTGCAGAGGCTGTAGAGGCTCTGACAAGCATGGGGTTCATTGAGTCTTTCTACTCTGTGCCTGAGGAGACTCGTAAGCGTATGTCTGAAGCTGCAAAAACACGACATGCAAGAGACAGGAAGGCAAAAGAGGAATTGAAACACAATGTAAACAAACGTTTGAGAAAGGAAATGTAACATGGGAAATTTCATGCGAGGTCATTTCATTCGAGCAAGGCAAGAGGGAAGGCTGTGTGAGCGGTGTGGGTGGATGATATCTAAGAAACGCTGGGAAAAAGGAGAGCGCATGTGTGGGGAATGTCAAGACGCACTGCGGGGTGTAAATGTGAATCGCGGAAATTCTCCTTATCAAGACGAGCCACCAGACTTGACAGGAGAGGCGATTTGAATTACAGTATAATAATCTCATGGCAGCTTCTAAGTCAAAAACAAGAAAATCAGACATAACTGCACAGCGTTTTGTAGATGCATACTTCAAGCACATGTTCAATGGCACCAAAGCCATTCTTGAGTTGCATCCAACATATCAGAATAGTACAGCTCAAAAAGAAGCCTCCAAATGGGTAAGAAAACCCGTCGTGCAGGAACTAATTCGGGAAAGAATGGAAGCTTTCGACATGGGGGCAAACGAAGCGTGGGCACGATATCTTGAGGTTGCCAGAGGGGATCTTGGAGAGTTTATTAGACCGGAGGATGGGGGAGAGACATTTGCTTTGGATCTCCTAGATGACAATGGAGAAAAGAAGCCAACACGTGTTATCAAAGAAATCACAGCAAAGAAGACCAGAAGAATTTTCAAGAATGGAACTGAGGAAGAGACTCAGATAACCAAAGTGAAATTACACGATAGCAAGAATGCTCTTGAAAATATCCTGCGTGTGCACGACATCATAAAAGAGCCTAGTGCAAAATCTTCTTCTGAAAATTCAGGAGATACAAAACCCTTCAAGATTCCTCCGGAGCTGATCGCTCCCAGTTTTGATGATGTATATCGAGATATCCAGGACAGAGCACATGTGGAATATGTCTTTAGAGGAGGACGCGGTTCTACTAAATCCTCTTTCATTAGTGAGGTGATAATTGAGATACTTTTGTCTAATCCCAATATTCATTGCCTGGCGACACGTCAAGTCGGAAATACTCTGCGTGATAGTGTTTTCAGCCAGCTCCGTTGGGCTATCATGGAAATGGGGCTGGAAGATAAATTCAAAGCCACTGTTAGTCCTCTTGAGGTGGAGTACAAGCCAACCGGACAAAAAATTTATTTCAGAGGTGGAGACGATCCGATAAAGATCAAATCCATAAAGCCATCTTTTGGATACATTGGCATCTTATGGTTTGAGGAATTGGACCAATTCAAAGGACCAGAGGCTGTTCGTAATATCGAGCAGTCTGCGATACGTGGTGGTGATCTTGCATTCATTCTAAAATCTTTCAACCCGCCCAGAACAGCAAACAACTGGGCAAACAAGTATTGTAAGATTCCAAAGAAAAATCAGTATCAGCATTTCAGCAATTATCTGGGGCTGCCAGAGAAATACTTTGCAGACGAAACTTTCAGGGAATCCCTGCCAGAGGAAGTTGTACAATACATTATAGATAAAATGCGTGTTCCTGTCGCATGGCTTGGAAAAACCTGGCTGCAAGAGGCAGAGCATCTGTTTGAGATAAATCCTAAAGCAGCCAACCACGAATATGGAGGCATTGCTACAGGCACTGGGGGTATGGTATTTGAGAATGTTATTATTCGACCTATTCTACCAGACGAGATTGCAACCTTCAACGGATATTCGGACGGCATTGACTGGGGATACTTCCCGGATCCCTTTGTGTGGGGTAGGAGCTATTATGACCCTGCTCGCCTGAAGTTGTACATCTTTGACGAATACTACGTTCACAAGAAATCCAACAGAGCAACCTGGAAGCATCTGTTTGACAAAAAGGGTGTAACACCAGAGGATCTGATCCTTGCAGACAATGCTGAACCAAAAAGTATTGCAGACTACAGAGCCTATGGGGCAAACATAAAGGCTGCAGAAAAAGGTCCAGACAGCGTGGATTATTCCATGAAATGGCTGCAGTCCCTCGCAGAGATTGTTATCGATGACCGTAGGGCACCCTATCATGCAGACGAATTTTTGAACTATGAATTAGAGCAGGACAGCAATGGAGACTGGATCAGCTCTTATCCAGACAAAAACAATCACTGTATAGATGCAATACGATATGCCCATAACCTTGTGTGGCGCAGGAGAGGAAAATAAGTATGCAACCAACTGAATTTGAATTGTTCCTGAAAACGTATGGGGGATGGCTCGGACTTGTATTATACTTCATGTATAATCGTTTATGGCCTTTCATTGCCAAGAAGAGCATCACTGAGGCCGAGTTTCATAGACAGATGGATCTTCGCAGGATTGAAGCACAGGAAAAGATAGCTGAGGCTGTTGCGACAGTGTCAAACAGCATAACTCAGACGAACGAGCGTATTGCCACAATTATGGCAAATCAGGCTTTGATGCTAAACAGACAGGACGCAACACACAATGCTCTCTTAGATGCTGTCAGCGATATGAAAGCCACTGTTGGAGTAAACAAGCGCAAAGGAGATTAGGTTGCCATGTTCACGAAACTTCTGCAATGGCTTCGAGGAGTGATTGATAAAATGATCGGACAAAAATCTGTTCAGGAAAAGATGGGTGTGGACATCTCCATGTCCTCCCAGATGGCCGAGGCAATTCAGCTTTGGTCGGACATGTATACGAATTCAGCTTTCTGGCTTGCTCCAAATGATATGTACTCCCTGAATCTTTCGGCTGCAATTGCCAGCGAGATTGCAAGGATGATAACCATCGAGATGGAAGTTGAGATCACCGGATCTGGAAGAGCCACCTTCCTACAAAAGCAGCTTGACAGACTAATGCCGCGCATGCGTGATCTCCTTGAGTTTGGGTGCGCAAAAGGCGGGATGATGCTGAAACCATTTCCTATGGAAGGTGCTGTTGGGATCGACATTGTACAGGCAGACCAGTTCTATCCGATTGACTTTGATAGCGATGGCAACATAACATCCTGTATCTTTGTGGATCAGCGCAAGGCAGCGGGATACTATTATACACGTCTAGAATATCATAAATTTATAGGACGCACATGCACCATTATGAACAAAGCATTCAGGAGCGACAATTCCAATCTTCTGGGACAGGAAGTTCCGTTGGACATTCTGGATGTGTGGAAAACCTTACAGCCCGAAGTGACAATTAGAACGCTGGATAAGCCTTTGTTTGCATACTTCAGATATCCCATGGCAAACAACATAGATCCGGACTCACCCCTGGGAGTGAGCTGCTATGCCAGAGCAACCGACCTTATCCACGAAGCTGATCAGCAGTGGAGCGATTTCCTGTGGGAATTTGAGTCTGGTGCTCGGGCACTTTATGTGGATGAGCTTGCGTTCAAAAAAGATGCAAATGACAAACCAATCCTACCTCACAAGAGACTATACAGAGCCATAAATGTTGGTGGTGCCTTGGAAGAGGACATGTTTGAGGAGTGGACACCAGATATCCGTGTGGAGCATTATCTGAAGGGTTTGGAAGCCATGCTCCGCAGGATTGAGTTCACATGCGGACTTGCCTACGGCACTCTGAGCGAGGTCCAGTATGTGGACAAGACAGCTACAGAGATCAAGGCAGCAAAACAGCGTAGTGCCTCAACTGTGGTAGATGGACAGAAAGCTCTGCAAGGAGCACTAGAAGACATGTTGTATGTCATGGATATCTATGCAACCCTGTATCGCCTTGCTCCTCTTGGATCTTACGAAGCCAAATTCACTTTTGACGATAGCATTGTAACAGATGCTGAGGCACAATTCAGCCAGGATCTGCAAGTTCTTGGTAGGGTAATGGGCAAGGTGGAATTCCGAATGCGGAATTACAAAGAGTCTGAGGAGACTGCCAAAGAGAAAATTGCACAGGTGTTGCAGGAACAAAAAGATGAGATGGATCTTATGGCTCCCTTGCCTGGAGAATAGGAGGCTGTCATGCCATGGAAAGTTGCGCGTGTAGACGAGCAATGGTGAGTGGTAAAAAGATCGACTGGTCAGCCGATCAAAGGTGGATGCCACGGACAAAACAAGCAAAAGGCAATTGCTCACAAAGAAGCCTTGTATGCAAATGCCGAAGAAGGAGCACGCAAAGGTGCTGGATTGGATAAGAAATAATCTATGTTTTGGCTAGGATGTGGTGTTGGAATGCTAATTGTTGTAGGGATCCTTGTTGGAATCCTTGCTTATTTTGGTTGGGATCTTTACACCCACTGGTAAAATAGGATGCTAACAGCTGCACAATTCGACGAGATCACTACACCCATAGCAGACTTCTGGGAGGAATACACCCAGACAGTTATAGAAGACATTGTAAGAAGGTTGATCAAGCTGGGGGATCCGACCAAAGTGACAGCTACAGCAGCCTGGCAAGCACAAAGACTTTCTGAGAGCGGGGTGTTATACAGGAAAATATTAGATGAAATCTCAAAAAGAACAGGGATAAGCAGAAAGCTGCTCCAGGCGGCTTTTCATAAAGCTGGTGTCAAAACCATGGATTTTGACGACGCGATATATCGTGCTGCTGGTCTGAATCCGATTCCTTTGAATCTTTCCAGAGCCATGCTGGATGTTCTAAAAGCAGGACTGACCAGGACCAGTGGAGTGGTAGAGAATTTTGTCCGTTCCACCGCATTAGAGGGACAGCGATCCTTCCTTAGAGCAAGCGACATTGCCTACAATCAGGTTGTTACCGGAGCATTTGACTATGGCTCTGCGATAAAAGCTGCGGTCAAAAAGATAGCAGACACAGGTTTGCGAGTTGTTACATTTCCAGGCCGTCAGGATCATCTGGATGTTGCGGTGAGGAGAGCTGTCCTAACAGGTGTGGCTCAGACCTCTGGAGAGATACAGAATATGCGATCAGACGACATGGGAGTGGATCTTGTGCAGACCTCGGCACACATAGGAGCACGTCCTACACACGAACCATGGCAGGGAAAAGTCTTCAGCCGCAGTGGAACAAGCAAAAAGTATCCTCCCTTTGTCGAGACCACTGGCTATGGGACTGTAACTGGGCTGTTGGGCGTGAATTGTCGTCACAGCTTCTTCCCATTCTTTGAAGGTTTGAGTGAAGTTGCTTACACCGAAAAAGATTTGAAAGATTTTGCAGAGAAGACAGTAATGTACAATGGGGAAAAGCTGTCCATTTATGAGGCAACCCAAAAGCAGCGATATATTGAGCGCAACATACGTTATTGGAAAAGACAAGCTCAGGCTCTGGAGATTGCAGGACAGGATAACAGCTATGAACTTCAAAAGGTAAAGCAATGGCAAGCCAAGGCGAGAGATTTTGTAAGGCAAACAGGATTGAGAAGGCAAAGCGATCGAGAACAGGTGCTGAAGCTTGCTCCTCCTACTGCGATTGGGTCTTCTAAGCACGATTTCTCTTCTGTAGTTGCGGAATTTGTCAAGGATACCTCTTATGCGGCCAGGTCTGTAAATAGAGATCTAATAAAAATAAATCAAGAGCAATTCTCAAAAATGTCTCAGGAGGGGAAAATAAATCTTTTGTCACACGAGTTGGCTCATTCTCTTGTAGAAGATGTGGTTCTGAAAACTCCAGGGGAATGGGATAAAGCTGTTGAAGTCCTGCTGTTGAAGACAAAAGAAACTGAGACAGGCATCAAATTTCTTTTTATTCATGGGGAATCCAGGTTAGGGGAGGCGATGGTGAGTTCGATTGCAGCTTTTGTAACTGATGCAGGAATCCCGGAAAACGCAGAATGGTCCATAGAGCAGTGGGAGAAGATGAGACGCTGGTCATCCCGTGCTCTCGAAATTGCTGGCCTAAACAAGCAGACATTCAATCTTATAGTAGATCGACTTTTGAGGTCTCTCAAGTGAAAATAGAGTATAATAATTTCAGAGGGGATTTTGGAAGCCCAAGACTGACTCCACGCATGGAACTTTCGTTATCCAGCAAACGTAAAAGTGCTGGACATTGGATGGAGCCGACCATCTAAAAAAGGCTAAATGTAAAGGAGTAATCAGATGAACAAGAAAGATTTGGAAAAACTCGGATTGACCGCTGAAGTGCTGAAAACAGCAAGTCTGCCTGAGGATCTGCTGGACCAGATCATCGTCCTGCATGGCAAAGACATCGAGACCCACAAGGACCAGCTCAAGACCCTCACCACGGAAAAAGAAGGGCTGGAAGGTCAGCTCTCTGAGGCCAACAAAACCATTGCTGGATTTGAGAAGCTGGATCCTGAGGCTCTGAAAGCCTCCGTGGAAGAGTGGAAGGGCAAGGCTGAGGCATTTGAAGCCGATGCCAAGGCAGCCAAGGAAGAAGCTGACAAGCAGATTGCACAGCACAAGTTCAATACCGAATTGGCAGAGGAAATAAAGACCACTTTCCACGCAATTGATCCAACCGATATTCTGCATCGTCTGGATGTTACAAAGATTCAGCATGGTCAGGATGGGAAAGGATTCATCGGTCTGAAAGAGCAAATTGATCCTCTGCTGGAAAGCCACAAGCATTTGTTTACTCCGGAGGAAAATGGTGACCTCCCAGAATTCACCACACCAACCAAAAAAACTACAGTGATTGATGACAAGGTAGTTGCGGCTGCGAGAGAAGCAGCAGGAGTGGCTTCCAAGTCAGACAATAAGGAGTAAACAATGGCAAACAGCATTGCACTTGCCCAGAAATTTCAGCCAATTCTGGACGAGATCTACAAGAAAGCCTCCCTCACAGCCCGAATGGACGGGCTGACCAAACCTGTGAATTTTGCAGGTGCGAATGTTGTGAAGGTTTTCAAGACCTCTGTGGTCGGCATGGGTGACTATGACCGCTCCACAGGTTATCCCGTTGGGGACGTAACAGGCACCTGGGAAACCCTCACCCTGGCCTATGAGCGTGCTCGTGAATTGTTCATGGACCGCATGGATGACGAGGAAACCCTGGGAATGGCTTTTGGGACGCTGTTGGGGGAATTCATGCGCACCCAAGTTGTTCCAGAAGTGGACGCTTTTCGATTCAGCAAATATGCCAGCTGGTCTGGCATCGATGAGGTTGCTGCACCCATAACTCTGGATGCCTCAACTGTTTTGGGTGCGATAGATGTCGCAAAACAGTCTTTTCGTTCCAACGAAGTTCCAGAGGACGAGTCCTGGCTGTTGTATGTTAGTGACACCGTAAAAGGATTCATTGAGAGTGCTATCACCCGCATCCTGGGCAATGAGCGTACAGCAGAACGTCGCGTGGAAACACTGGATGGGATGAGCATCATAATGGTGCCCCAAACCCGCTTCTACAAAGGCATCACCCTGAACGATGGTTCTGTATCTAGCACTGGGGGGTTCAGCAAGACCTCTGTGACCGGACGAGACATCAACTTCATGCTGATTCACCCACCTGCTGTCTTACAGGTTGCTAAACACGACAACATGAAACTCTTTGATCCGGACACCAACCAGGACAAAGACGGCTGGAAAGTTCAATACCGTCTGTACCACGATGCCTTTGTGTACGACAACAAAATCCACGGTGTCTACAGCCACATCAAAGCCAGCTAAAAGGAGGCAGAGATGGCTAAAAAACTTTATTTTGAAAAAGATGGCATCACCTCATGTACCTCTTCTCCCAGCAGGATCGAATTCCTGCGACGTCAAGGGCACAGAGAAGTGGCTCCTCCTGAGGCAGACATTTCTCCGTCTGTTCCTGCAGAGCATGGAGAAGGGAATATGGGACTTCCTGACCTTGAGGGCATGGGGATGCGGGATCTTCGCGCAATGGCCAAAGCTGCAGGTCTCTCAGGATACTCCTCTCTTCCCAAGAACGACCTGATCCAGACATTGAAAGACACCCATGAGAAAGAGATGTCAGGAGGTGTGGGATGATGCCAACAGGTTTTGACTGGGCTCTAAAACTCCAAAAGCAATTGCTCAGCCAGCAAACACGCAATCCAGATGCCAAGGTATACACCTTCAACAGCGAAGGTGGTGCAGATTTCAACGATCTAAATGATGCAATAGCTGCATGTGTTGATTATCGTGGAGATACCATCAAAGTCCTCCCCAAATCCGATGGCAGTTCTCACAAGCACTCTGAGATTATTGACTTCAATGTCATTGGTCTTACTGTGGAAGCTGCGGAATTGGGAATGCCGAGACAGCCCAGAGGTGAGGCAATTACGATCTGTCCTGCTGCGGACT